GGAAAAAAACTTAATATTTTTCTCTACGTTGAGCTCCGTTTAAGCTCCGTGCCCTCACACGGCCGCTCCGGCGGTATCGTCTATCCGGCGACGTTAAACGGTCACTGCTCACAAGCTTATGATCGACCGGCGTCTCGGGGTGAAGCCCCTAAACTGAGGCAACTCAGATGAGTCCTGACGACTTGATGCTCTACACGGGTGATATTCCTCCCCTGGATTTCCCTCCTCGTTCGAGCGCGCCGATCCTCCCCTGGAGACGCAATCCTGTGTCGGGACTCCTTCTATCGTCGTAAACCCTCTTATCGTATTGGGTGAAGACGGTAGGTGGACACAACTCCCATAATAATAATAATTGAGGAATCCATAATGGATACCATTTTTGATGCAGTTAAAGCGCCATTCTCGTCTGAATCCGCAGCCAAGACCACAACCGCGAAGATCGCCGTTGTGTACGGGCTGATCGGTTTGGTCGGTGGCTTGCTGCTCACCAAGTAAGGTGAGCTATGCATGACACGTCCAAGGCGCCCCAAGATGCAGCCGGATCCGTGGACATCGAGGATTCGCGTCCTCGGCTTTTCGACCGGGTTCATCATCATGGCCTACGGGTGTGGGATACTCTCAACACCCGCATGCGCGGTTCTTTCACAGTTGCGATTCGTGTAGAGCATTCACTGATGCTCCTCATCGGGTACGCTGCGCTTGGCGGCTACGTTGCCAAGTTTTGGGGGTGATATGTTCGCATACGTTGCCAAAGCGGTAATCCTGTACTCTGCAGGTGTTCTGGCCGGTCAGCTTTATGCTCACCTCACAAAGGAGGATCGCGAATGAAGAAGTGGCCTGCTTTCCTGCTCGCCCTCGTTTGCTTGACCGGTGGTGTTCTAACCGGGCAACCCGCTCTGGTCACAGCCGGCGTGTCGTTCGCGACTAACGCCGTGACTGCGGTCCAAGGTGGTGAATAATGTCCCTTTTTGGTTCGTTGTTCAAAACGATCAAGAAGATCGTTAAGAAAGTGATCGACATGATCAAGAAATTCATCAAGAAGTTTTGGTTGATTATCTTGATTGTCGTGATCATTGTTTTCGCTCCCTACATCGCGCCTCTCCTTGTTTCATGGGGGATGCCGACGCTTGGCGCGTTCTTCTCAACGATCGCAACAACCGTTACCCCGTACGTAACCGGGGCCCTCTCGTGGGCTTGGTCTGGCATTTCAAGTGCTGGCTCTGCCGCGTATGGCGCGTTCTCCTCGCTTTCGTTCGGTACTCAGGCTTCTCTGGTTACCGGCGCGGCAGCGTTGATCGCTCCTGAGGAAACCGGTCAGCTGATCGGTGATGTCGTTGAAACAGTTGGCTCCGCAGCCGGCTCGGTTATTGGTGGTATTGCTGACGGTGTCGGCGGTCTCATCGGTAACCTTGCGAAGAAAGTGCCAGCATGGGCATGGCTTGCGGGTGGTGGTGCACTTGTGTGGTGGCTTTTGCCATCCGATAACGGACAGCGAAATGGCTAGTAACATCGCGCTTTATCCCACGGCGATCAAGGCCACTGACCTTGCTCCGCTCGTGATTCGATCCGCTACGGGGTCGTTCTCAGACATTGCCCTTATGGGCTCTGTTATTGACGCTCAAGCGCTTGCCGACATGGAAGTGGCTGACCTCAAGGCCGAATGGCCTCAAGAGATCGTGGCTAAGGCCTCTGAGCGCCGGAAGAGCGAGACAGTCTTCATCTCTGCCCCAACCGGCTTTCAGCTCGGTGCGGGTGAGATTCCTTTCGAGGAGCTGCTCGGGGAAGGGGGCAACCTCATCTCTGGTGTACTGCGGGAAACACCTGTTACTGAAGTGTTTGCCAAATGGGGTGGCATCGCCACGCCGGACTCAGGCAAATCCTGGGCCGACAACTACATCAACAACTTCAAGCAAGTTGAGCTGGCCAAGAACTTCCTGCAGACAGCGTGGCGTAACCTTATCGGTGATGTCGCCTCTCAGCGGGCGTTCTGCGAGCAGCTGTCAGGCTTCTTGCCGCCGTCGGCCGCCGAGTATGGTTCTCGGTGGATCTCGTCGGGTGTGGGTTCATCGGATCTGGCAATAGCTCTCAAAGAAGAAGCGCCAGCCGGTAACACCACTATCTTCATCCTGTACAGGTTAGGTGTTGGCGCATCGAACCCTGCGGACGGTAACAGCAACGGCGGTCTTCTGATCCGCATTAGCTTTCCGTACCTTCCGGGGACAACTGGCCTTCGTATGATGCTGTACGATAGCCCCACGTCTCCTTCGTGGCCCAATGGCACCGCCTATGCGGTGTATAACGCCCTCGCCACTCCCGCTCTCGGCGGGCTGGGAAAGGTCGTGATGAAGAATACCTTCATCTGGGCTGATCAGAACTACTGTAACGTCGCAGCTTTGTTGCGCGGTACGCCCACGCGTACCTCCTTCAAAGCGGTGACACCCGGGGCAACCGGTTACGGCAATCAGATCGGTGACTCTCTCGAAACTTGTTTCGAGCCTCTGATTGTCGCTGAACCAGATACGCTTCCCAACTCCGTGATTCCCGGTCTCCGCCGTATCCCAGGATGGGGCGGTCCAGCTGGACGCGGAATCCACGTTTACCGTGTGCATGCCTACGGTAATCCTGAGTTCGCTCTCGGGATGACCGTCAAGGGCACGTTCTCACTTGCGCAGGACACTATCGGTCGTACCATTATGACCGTGGCGGACACGCACAAGATGTTTACGTGGAGCGGGAACTTTCTCGCTGATATGGAGGACGCCCGTGTTCGCATGGGCGGTGAGCCTTCCGGGGAGGACTCCTCTGAGATCCGTGCTTTGCTTCTGCGGAGCACTGTTTTCACGCGCCTTCAGACGTTGCCTACCGACCCTCTCAAGGACACTGACCTTTTTGCCAAAGCCAGCAAGGGTGACATGGATCTCAGAAATGAGATCATGATCCCTGCTGATGAGGCCAAGAAAGCCACGTCTGTGACGTTCGGGCAAGCTTCTCAGCGTGCTTCCGGGCAGCAGGTTCAGGTTCTTCACCAGTTCTTCCGCTACCGTGAGTCGCTCGGCGATCTCAAGGGTGTGGTAGTAACTCTGATTGGCTCTGGTCCTGTTGGTTACACTTTCTCCGCTGTTGACATTAACAACGTGGATATCACCGATGTGGATGAGGCATCGATCGCTGTAGCGCTCGGTGCAAAGGTGGTAAACACCACTGACCTCACCACCGATGGTGCGCTCACGGCTGTGTTCGGGCTCGGCTCGGTAGACTTCTCTGTTGTCAAGGAGGATAAAACGAACACCGAGCTCGAGTTCAACGAGGGTATCCTTCAAGATAACCTCGTGTTCGACCCGATGCAGTTGCCAAAAGGTCAGATGAGCGCGTATTGTTGCTTAGCTTATGCTAGGCCGCGAACCTCGCTCGATAACGCCATCTCGGGATTCCTGACTATGGGCCGGCTAGCGACGAAGAAGATGATTCGTTCGTTGCCGCTCAAACCAGCCTGAGGTACGACACTATGGCAGTCGTTAACGTCAACGTTACCCAGCTCGACAGTGCGCTTCGGCCGCTGCTGCAGTTGGCCCGTACTCACTCAGACGCCAATCTGGTTGTGTACGCTCGAGGTTTGACACCCTCCCAGCGCACTGCGCTGTATAAGCTCTTGAAGGATCTGGATGTAGTTATTCCACGATTCAACAAGGCTTTAGTGTCAGCTACGACACTTGTCGCGCGCGGTCTTTGACCGTTGTGTAAGTCCTAACATTTGTTAGGCGAGACTCGCTTTGCGAGCGTCCACTAGGACGGCCCCTTCGGGGGCTCTCTCTCT